CAACCTCGAAACATTCTATGCCGAGGGCACCGCAATTACTGGTGTTATCTTTGCACCGAACGGTAAGATTGTGACTGCTCACTTACCTGATACCATTAACACTTTGTCGATGCGTAACCTTAACTACTTAACAGACTTACAAGTATCTTATGATAACCTTGAGTCTTTGACAGAGGAAAACTCTATCGTAGATGAGTACGCTATCGTTGTTGATGCAAAAGATACCTTACAAACACTCCGACTCACAGGTATCGATTGGACACTTCCCGACAGTACACTTCTCAACGAAATCCTTGCTATGAACAACACTTCGCTTAGCGGTAAGGTATATGTAAGTGGCGCTATCAGAAATCAGGAACTCGCAAATTATGCGGCTGCTTGGTCTGACTTGGAAGTTACTTATGACCCCGCAAACTTAATTCCTCAGCATCTTATCACCTATGTGAACGATGATGATGAAAACACAGTTTTATATGAAGTTTATGTTGACCAGAACGCCACACCGCCCGACCCGTATAAAGAAGGCTGGATTGCTAAGCCTACCAAGGCAAGCGACGAGCAATATACTTACGAGTTCGGCACGACTACAGACGGCGAATATGTCGCAGGTAGTGGCTGGGATGAAATTACAAGTGCTGTTCTTGCGAAGCGTACCGTTAAGGCTAAATACACCAAGACTGTTCGTACTTACACGGTAACTTGGTATTCGAGAGCTGGCTTATCTCTCGGCTCTACACAGGCTACTTACGGTAGCGAGGTTGTTTATACTGGCGCAACTCCTACAAATACAACCGAGGAAGAATTCGCTATTTACAATGTGTTTGCCGGTTGGGATAAGAGCACAGGCTATATCCGTGGCGACACAGATGTATATGCTATCTGGGAAAGAGCAAGCTTACCCGCATTACCTACCGTAGAAGGTGGTAAACACCTCGAGGAGATGTCTGTAGCCGAAATCAATGCTGTGGTAGCGTCTGGTAAAACAGCAAACTATTTTGCATTAAAAGACTACACCGACATTACACTTGGTCACGACTTTAATTTTGCAAATGTACCAAGTGAGGTGCTTGCAGAAAATCTCGTGCTTGACGGTACTACTGCGACTACGACAGAAGTTAAACTTTTTGGTGAAAATGAAAGAAGCTTTACATTGGCGATTGATTATCAATTTACTGGTACAGATGTTAATAATACGCTTGTTTCTACATTCCAAGAAGATGGCTCCGAGGGATTTAGATTACGATATAATTCTAATCCGAATATACAGTGGGGCGATGTCAAACAAGAGTTTGGTAGTGGATTACAGCGTGACATTGTAGTCATTAGACATCGTAAAGGCGAAAATAAATTATATGTGTATGCCTCTAACGGTACAGACGCAAAAACACAATTTAGCGCAGCAACAATTCGAGCTGAAATTACCAGAAGTCGTAGTACAAATACGGACGAAGCCATCTCGTTCGGCGGTATTCGTTTCAGTGATGGTGGCTATGATGACTATGGTACAGGTATTATTCACTGGTGTAAAATTTGGTATGACGACATTGGAGATACCAACTGTAAGCAATTAGCAACTTGGTATCACGAGCCGTTGAGAATGGAATTCTGTGGGTCTGAGAGATACAGATTAGCTGGTGGTACGAGCCAAAAATCCAATGCTTCGTTTATTTGTAATCACTTACTTGCAGGTAGAACTTATTGGATGAATTCAACCAATACCAATGTCGGTGGCTGGGATGCTTCGTTGATGCGTACTTTCTTGAATACAAGAATATACGATGCGCTGCCAACTGTATGGAAGTCTATGTTGAAAAAGGTGAAAATCAACGCTTCTGCTGGCAATAAATCAAGTGAACTCATTGTATCGGAAGACAATGTTTATTTAGCCTCGACAACTGAGATGAATAATAACTCGAGTGAGCCGTATGCAAGTGAGGGTGATTATATCACTTGGTATACATCAGATAGATATAGACTTAAGTTTAAAGGTTTGATTATCCCTGATGATGTAAAATTCTTCTCGGCTACATCTGACCCGTCTACAGTTAGCACAAATGTAATTAAGGCTGGTGATATCTGGCTTGACTCTGACGATAGTAGCAGAGGATATATCTATGAGCCACAAGAGGTTCTGGATAAATACAATATTACGCCTAATGCAACCGCAGCAATCGGCGGCGGATGGATACAGGCACAATATTGGTGGTTGCGTTCGCCTTATGTTGGTATCACCACTGGCTTCTGGGGTGTTTACGGCTATGGTGGCGTCACCAACGGCGACGCCTACTACTCGGGTGGCGTTTGCCCCTGCTTCTCTATCTGATGCTATATACACCCATAAAGTCCTGCTCGGCGCGTAAGCGTCGGGCGGGCATATATAAAAATATCTCGGCGGCTTGCCCGACGAGTAGAACCAAAGGAGGTTTTCATTATGTCTGTAATTAGGAGTCAGCGGCGTATTTCTGACACAGAGTTCGAGAATACTTTTATGCAACTATATAGGTTTAGCAGAGAAAAGACTGCTCACTTACCTAAAAGGAAGAGACGGTGGTTGAGCACCGATATTGATATTATTATGAATAGGGTGTACCGAAATATAATGGAAATCAATGAGTGCTACTTCCGTGATAAGTGTGAGAAAGTCAAGTATGTTCAAGGATTGTCTGAAAAGTCGGTTGACCTATTACAATCGTTAGATAAACACCTAATGGTATTGTGGAATATTGAACATTACAAAACCAAAACTATGGCACATTGGGTCGAGTTTATCGATAAAGAAATCTCCTTATTAAACTTAATTTACAATACTGACAGGAGTGTAGAAATTATGATTTTAGATTGGGACAAAATTCATACGGTAGAGTTCCTGAGAAATATGTCAAACCTACACAGATACACATATAGCAAGGTGCTGAACGCATCGGTATGTTATGACGACACCGAGGGTGCGTTATTGATAAGTCTGATTGATGACGCTTTTAATAATGTAATGAAAGCAAATCAGAAAATTCCAACTACTAAAGATGAATATATCATACGCAGTAAGTACATATCAAAAGCTATATCCTGTCTTAAACAGATGAACCGAAGAATGTTAGCGTATTTTAACCTGATGCAGTACAGTGAACGCATTATGCGTGAATGGTCGGATATGTTGGTTAAAGAGATAACATTATTAACTGGTTTACAAAAATCAGATAAGCGTCGTTTTGAAAACTTAAAATAACGACTCTTAATATTGGTTATATTCTATCACCCTGTTGGGGTCGGCTGCCCGTTCGCTTGTTCGCTTGTGGGGTTGCGTTCGCCTAATATTGGTAACACCACTAACTTCTGGAATGTTAACAACAATGGTAACGTCAACAACAACAACGCCAACAACTCGAATGGCGTTTGCCCCTGATTTTCATATATTGAGTAACCACGCAATGAGGGCGAAAGAGATGAAATCATATTAAATAGGAATGTTGATTTTAATATATGAGAAGGAGAATATAACCCTCTGTGATAAATCGCAGTAAATAAAACACACCTCTGTTTAAGAGGTGTATGCTATGAAAGCATCCCGTTTATACTTGCGAGATAGTATAACGCCTTAGTTTGTAGGCGCGTCTTAATAATATGACTGTTTATTTTTGAGATGTCACAAGTCTATTTGCGGCTATAACCAACAGTTAATAAATCAGCCGTGCGGGGTAACATCAAATACCAAAAGGAGTTGAAGTTATGACAAAATACCAAAGAGCAAGAGCTCGAATAGTGCGCGATAAAAAGCGTAAAGCAGAGATACGCTCTGAAAAGTTTAAATATAATGATAACTTCGACAGCGTTATCACGATGCAACACTTTGTTGAGGCTCTTGGAAAGTGTCGAAAGGGTGTTAGTTGGAAAGGTAGCGTTCAAAAATATACGCATAACGCTATTGTAGAAATCGACAGAACAGTAAAGAGTTTGAAGAACGGTGTTCTGCCAGAATTATCGAGCGTTAATCGTATTGTACTGTATGAAAGAGGTAAGCGTAGAGAGATTGTACCTATTACAATCAGAGACCGTATGACTCAGCGTGTTCTATGCGATAATGCTCTTGTGCCTGTGCTACAAAACTCATTGATTTATGATAATGGCGCAAGTATGAAAGATAAAGGCGTAGATTTTGCACGAAAGAGATTAGTCGGTCATTTGCGAAAAGCTGTAAAGGAATATGGCTCTGAATTCTATATTTTAACTTTTGATTTTAAGAGCTTCTTTGATAGCATCCCACACCAAACTTGCCTCGATGTACTTAATCAAAACTTTACCGATAGATACATTAAGGGTTTAACTATGGCTATCATCAAATCCTATGAAAAGTCTGTCATTAACAGAACCTATACAGGAGAAGAAAGAGATAAACTTCTGGAGAGACTCAATAATAATCAGTCTCACGGTATTTGTCTCGGTAGTCAAATCTCGCAGATAATGGCTTTGGTTGTTCCTAACAAATTAGACCATTATGTTAAAGACCATAGAAAGTTTAAACATTATATCAGATATATGGATGACGGTATGGTTATCTCGGATAATAAAGAAACCTTACATCAACTGTATGCCGAAATGAAGAAAATCGCAGACGAACTTGGACTGACATTTAATGATAAGAAAACAAGAGTTGTTAAATCTACTCGTGGTTTTGTGTTTATGAAAGTTCGTTATAGAATTACTCCCACCGGCAAAATCGTCAGCACTCTCACTAAAGCTGGAATTGTGCGTATGAGACGCAAGCTCAAGAAATTCAGACATTTAGTTGATGACGGCTGTATGACTCTGGACGATGTTTATAATTCGATGCAGTCGTGGCTCGCTCATACAAAAGTTGCGATGTCATATCACGCGAAAAGGAATATGTTAAAACTCTACAATGATTTATTTGATGGTTATAAATTAACCAAGAAATACGAACATATCAAGGGAGGTAAGAACGGTGAATTATTACAAACTGATAAGTGGCACGAATTTCGTTGGAATTGCTACTCAGCATAATTTCCGTGAATTCCAACACAGGCATAGTATTATCTTAGCTTGTGATGAAGAGCGTGCTCAGTATGTTCAATGCGGTGATTTATTCTATCGTGCAGATTGGATGGTTCCTGTTACCACCGATACAGTCTCCTATGAAACGGTTGAGTTAGTCAGAATTGAGAAAGACGAATACGACATATTACTTGCCGCTGTTGAAAAGGGAGAAGAGATTGAAATTGAACAGGAACAAAATGAGCCTGTCGAAGAAGCTCCCGTAATTGACCCCATCGAAGAAGTAACTCTCGATTATCTTAAAGAAGCAAAGATTAACGAAATGAGTTATGTATGTAATCAAATCATTACAAATGGTTTTGATGTAATTTTGAGCGACGGTAATCAGTACCACTTCTCTTTAACTACACAAGACCAACTCAATCTTATTACTTTGTCTTCTATGGTTGCTAATGGCGAAACACACATCCCTTATCACGCCGATGATGAGTTATGTAGGTTTTATTCCGCAGAGGATATCAACACCATTATTACAACAGCAACTCAATTTAAAACATATCAGGTTTCTTATTTCAATACCTTAAAAATGTATATTAACAGTTTGAAACGAAAGAAATCTGTAGCCGCCGTTCAGTACGGTATGGCTATTCCCGAGGAACATCAATCCGAGGTACTTAAGACAATGCTCGCTGCGAATGGTGGTGAGTAATGTGAAAAAGGTTCTGAAGCCCGCTATATTATTTAGCGTTGGTGGAACGGTGTATTTACTCATCGAAGTTCTATGGAGAGCGTTGAGAGGTAGCACACCTACACATTGGACTATGTTTATTCTCGGCGGTCTGTGTTTCCTTGCTATCGGGGCAATTAACGAATATCTTTCGTGGGATACTCCATTTATTATACAGACCTTTATAGGCACCGCTATTGTATTGGTGCTTGAATTCATATTTGGGTGCATACTTAACCTATGGCTCGGTCTCGGTGTTTGGGATTACTCAGATGCACCATTCAATCTATTTGGACAGATATGCCTACCGTTTGCTGTTGCTTGGCTATTTTTGGTTGGCATAGCTATTATTCTTGACGACTATTTACGCTACTGGCTTTTCAAAGAAGATAAGCCACATTATAAATGGTCTCTAAACTAAATAAGGCATACAAATTGGAGTCTTGAAATATAGGCTCCTTTTTGTATATAAAACTGGTCTTTTATGTCACGCGACATAAAGGGCTTTTTGTATTTAAGGAGGTATATATGAAGTATACGGCATCCAACAAACCTTTAGTTTGTATGCAAACTAACAGCACCTGTTATAAGGGTACAAACAAAATGACAGTTAAGGGCGTGTTGTGGCATAGCACCGGTGCGAATAATCCTACACTCAAACGCTATGTGCAACCAAGTGATACGCCAGATAAAAGAGATACTGTTACGCTCGCTCAGATTGGTAAGAACGCTTATAAGAACGACTGGAACCATATTGAGCGTCAGGCTGGCTTGAACTGTTGGATTGGTAAACTTGCCGACGGTACTGTCACCACAATCCAGACTATGCCTTGGGATTATCGCCCGTGGGGTTGTGGTAGTGGTTCTAAGGGTTCCTGCAACTCTGGCTGGATACAGTTTGAGATTTGCGAGGACGGTTTAACCGATAAAACATACTTCAATGCAGTATATAAAGAGGCGTGCGAAATCACAGCGTACCTCTGCAAAATGTTTAATATTGACCCTAACGGTACTGTTAATGTAAATGGTGTCAAGGTTCCAACAATTCTTTGTCACCAAGACAGTTACAAACTTGGAATGGGTAGCAATCATAGCGATGTTAACCATTGGTTCCCGAAGCACGGCAAATCTATGGCTACAGCACGAAAGGATGTTGCTGCATTACTCGCGGCAGATAAGTCTGCTACATCTACTCCTGTTTCTACCACAGGGAAGACCTATTCCGTTGTAACTAAGATTAACAAATACGCTACTGCTTCTGACGCACAAAGCAAAAAGAACAGTAAGGGTACTTATGAGGCTGGAACATATTATATCTATTCCAAATATCCGAACGGATATAACGGTATGTATAACATTTCCACCGATAAGACAGGAGCAAGCGCAGGTGGTTGGATTAACCCTGCGGAGAATGTAGTTCCGAAGCCCGCAACTCCGACCACAGATACAACTCAAAAGCTGTATCGAGTGCGTAAGTCCAAGGATGACGCAAAATCCCAAGTTGGCGCATATAGCGTTCTCGACAACGCCAAAGATGCGTGTAACAAGGCTGGAGCTGGATATAAGGTTTTTGACTGGAACTACAAGGTTGTATATGAATACACGGCACCTGTCGAAACCAAACCTGAAACCAAACCCACTCAGCCTACTCAGCCGACACAACCCACTCCTGAAGTTGAGAAACCCAAGGAGGAAGTAAAGGTTGTAGCAGTATATGATTTAGACTTCCCAGAGAAAAACTTAATCGTAGATAAAAGTATTTCTCGCACAGAGACTGACTGTGTAAAGGCAATCAAAAAGATTGTTTCTAACAATAGTGGTTTTGATGTTGAAATTGCAAAAGCATTTTGGAAGCTCGCTCCCAAATACAATATCGACCCTGTGATGGCTATTTCGCAGTCTATTCTTGAGACAGGCTGGTTTAAATATGCGGGTTCTGCGGTTACACCAGAACAGCATAATTACTGTGGTCTCGGCGTTACAAGTAACGGTGTTGAGGGTGGTAAGTTTAATACTATCGAAGATGGTGTAACAGCACAGTTACAACATTTATTTGCTTATGGCTCTAAGGACGCTTTAAATGAAACGATAGTTGACCCGCGTTTTAAATATGTTACCAGAGGTATTGCACCTTACTGGCAACAGTTAGCAGGCAGATGGGCTTGCCCGGGCTATGACACAAAAACATACGATACTCCCGCCAAGGCTATGGCTGCTAATAATACTTACGGTCAGAAAATCCGTGCGATTTACAATCAGATTGTAGGTATGGCTGTGACAGATGCGGATATTGAAAAATATTTTCCGACAGAGTTACCTCAGGAAACACCCGATAAGGAACCTGTCGTTACACCGCCCACAGATATTGTTGACACACCAGAAAAGACACAAGACACAAGTAAGATTGTGAACATCATTATTGAGGTGATTAAGAAATTACTTGAGTCTTTGATTGAAATTTTCCGCAAAGGAACAAAATAAGGAGGTAGGTTTATGAAGTTAATTACTGATTTTATTTCTGCTTATGGCGTTGAGATTATGATGGCAATTATTACTTTTGTCGCTACATATCTCGGTGCTTACTTGAAGAAGGTTATCACCAAGTGGCTTGATAACAAAACAAAGCAGGATATCGCAAAAACTTGCGTGAAGGCTGTCGAGCAAATCTATAAGGATTTACACGGCGAAGAGAAGTTACAGGAAGCGCTAAAAGCCGCATCCGAGATGTTACAGTCTGAAAATATCGCTGTTACTGATATCGAACTCAGGATGCTTATTGAGGCTGCCGTAGCCGAATTCAATGATGCCTTCAACAAGACTACAACTACTGAAACTGCCGACGCTCCCGCAGAGGCATAATTAGAAGTTGCAAGGGTGCTACTTAGCGGTGGCACCCTATTATTGATTGGAGGTGATATGATTGAAAGGACTTGACGAATTTTTAAATATTTTCGGTGATATCACCGTATTACAAGTAGTTGAGCTTATTCTTGCAATCGTGTTCTTATGGGGCATTTATAAGCAAGTGAAGAAGCACTTTGATAGCAAGGCAAAGGAAGCGTTAGAAAAAGCTGAAATTGAAAAACAACGCGATGCCGACATTAAAGAAGCACTTGATGCCGTACATAAGTATCCTCAGTATCGTCAACAGAGTATTGATATTCAGCACAAACTTGAAAGCCAAATTCAAGAACTGAAAGATTTACACAAAGATACCGTTACACAACTCAATACTGTGAGCGAAACCGTACATCGTATGGAAGAAACAGAAACTCGCAGAGAGCGTAATAAGATGAGAGACACTTTGTTGCAAAGTCATCGCTACTACACCAATCCGAACACGAACCCCTCTGGTTCTTGGACACGAGTAGAGTCAGAAACATTCTGGGAACTTTATTCGGAATACGAAGCCGCAGGCGGCAACGGATATATGCACACGGATGTCGTGCCTGCAATGAAGTTGCTTAAGGTTATTGATATTGGTGAAGAATAAAAATTAAGATGGAGATTGACCTTTATTGGTTGGTCTCCATTTTTTTGCGCGACGACCTTTTAAACCTACGCCACGCCCACACAGTTCGTTTCTGACGCGAGTTTCGGGTTTAGGCAGGTAAGTTGTAGGCTAATCAGAAAACCCCTAAAAACAGCCTTAAAACGCGTTCTACGGGGTGTTATTATTTGCACATTTTCTAATGTTTTAAAGTGCAATTCTTGCACATTTACAAGGGTTCCAAAGTGCAAAAATGACACTTTGAATAATGTTTATAATTATAGACAAAAGGTCGGTTTTTGTTCATAATTATTAACATTATCATTAGGGTAAAAAGAAAGGGCTACAAGACCGAAGTCTCATAGCCCTTAACTGTGTGATTAAATGAATACCGAAATATTCAGGTCTAACCAATTATAAATTCTGTGCCTTGTAGAGTATGCGTAGAGATAAGTCTTGGCTTGACTTAAATCTATTGAGAACTCTTGTGCTTTGACGAAATTACTTTTTCCTACTTTCGTTAATAGCAGCCTGTGTTGCGGCAAACGAAGTGAGGAGATTGTGGCATTACTCTTTTTACGACCATTTATACCTAACGAGGTTGGCGAATTATCGGGACTAAATCTGAGATACCAGTCAAAACCGTCTTCTCTCACAACGACTTTTGTAACGAAAGCCTTTATGACATCTTCCGATATGTTCTCAACGGCATCTGGATTTACCGATTGTTCCAAATAGAACTTTAGGATTTTGATTTTCTCGTCGTGGGAAACATCTGTGGATTTCCTCTCTCGAGGTTTCAAATCTATAAGTTCTTTTTGGAGTTTTCCAATCTGCGTCTCGATTTCCTCTTTCTTGGTCTGAAAGGTCTCGCGAGTAATTTCGCCGTCTGCTCTCATCTCAATAAGATTATTTAAACGCTTATTTAATTTTTCAATCTCGGCTTCTTTTTGTTTAATCAACCGAGCATTGTTTTTGGTGTCTTGTTTATCATCAATATGCTTTTCCAACATTGATTGTGCAATGGCGAGAATTTCAACCGTGTTCTGTAAATACTCTTTAAAGATGTGCTTAACCATCATCTGTAATTTCCAACCCGCTATCATTGGAGTTCTACACACACCCTCAGTAGATAACCCCTTGTTCATTCTGGTTGTTATAGAGCCACTTCTTATTGAACTATAGCATTGATAACCATACTGAGTTTCATTATCGGTTCTATGCCATATTTTACGATTAAATTTATGACCACATTCGCAAATAAGTAGTTCTGTCCAAACATCACAGCCTCTCTTTTCTCCGAGAGGTTTTCTTCTGCCTGATACATCGGTAGGCAGTTCTCTGCGTCGTTTAGCAATCATCTCTTGAACCTTATCAAACTCTTCCTCGGTAATAATTGGTTCGTGTCTGCCACGCACCTTTGTATATTCCATATCACCAAAGTTACGAATTCGTTTTTGTTCGAGATAATCAGAGACAAACTCTTTATGATAAGTAATAATACCACCGTAAAATGAGTTCTGTAATATCTTTGAAATATTGCTTTCGTGCCAATTTGATTTGCCGGTCGCAGTAAGTCTTCCTTCCTGTTCCAAGCGAAATTTAATAGCACGGATACCAATACCGCTAAGATACCAGTCAAATATCATTCTTACGGTTTGTGCTTGGTCGGGGTTGATAACAAAATCAACTTGCTTCTTGCCGTTGACGATTTGTTCTACACGGTCATACCCAAGTATATTACCGTTACCGTAGTAAACACCGTTATCCATTGATGTTTGTTGACCACTCTTAACGCGAACGGAAGTCTTACGGCTCTCGTCTTGTGCTAAGGTAGCCATAATGGTCAATCTTAATTCACCATCACCATCAAATGTACGGATATTATCGTTGATAAAGTAAACCTCTACGCCTTTAGATTTAAGCTCTCGTGTATATTGTAGGGTATCAACCGTATTTCTGGCAAAACGAGAGACCTCTCTTGTTAAAATCAAATCAAATTCGCCGTAATCAGCGTCTTCAATCATTTGCATAAATTGAGGTCTCTTCTTTGCGGATGTTCCAGTTATACCCTCATCAACATACATTCTTATAACTTCCCACTCTGGATGTTGAGCAAGGATTGGTTTGTACCAATCTTTCTGGTTTTCCAAAGCGGAAAGTTGAGCTTCGTGCTCTGTAGAAACTCTTGCGTAAATTACAACCCTACGCATTTCTGGACTCTCAATTAGACCTTGATACATTCATATCCTCCTATTCTATTTGGGTATGTATATATCATTGAGTGCGACATCTGAAATCAGATATATCGACGCATCTCTTATAATCATTGAGAATATTTATAAAAATGTGTTGGTCAATGAGTCCTTGTTTATAGAGGTTTTCAATTAGTTTAAGCGCAGCATAAATCTTATTTGAGTGAGCAGAAGTGAGTTCTTTATTCTGCATACTCAATCCTTATTTGTTATATAGAAGCGTCAAATAAAGAGAGTTGTTCGTACTCAGGCGTGGGTTCTTTGTTCACACCTGTACTTCCGAAACCACCTTCGCCACGGTCGGTTTCGTTAAGCTCATCGACTTCGTTGAAGTCAACGGCTAAGAACGGAGTAATAACAATCTGTGCAAGACGGTCTCCAATGTGGATTGTCTGACACTCTTGAGAGTCATTATGTAGGGCTACCTTAATTTCACCGCGATAATCGGGGTCGATAACACCTACACAATTCGCAGGTCGTAAACCGCGCTTAGAGGCAAGACCGCTTCGTGCGTAAACCAAACCTGCATAACCATCGGGAATTTCCATACATACACCAGTACCAATCAGTCTGGTTTCGCCAACGGGAATACGAACCGATGTTTCATTGGAATATAAATCGAAACCTGCGGCACGGTCAGAACCGCGCGTGGGGATAGTAGCATTACTATCTGTTTTCTTAATGTTAATTACCATTATGTATCCTTTCGTTCTTTTGCTAAAGTAACTTCGTGAACACTGATATAATACTTATGCGGTCTATAATCAGCATAAGTTACCTTGCGTTTTTGAAGATAAATCTTAATATGGCTTCCGTCTTTTGTTGTTAGCCATACATATTTAACCGATTTTGAATATTTCTTATCGTTAACTCTATATTCTTGACCATTTTCAATAACAAAATCTGACGCAATAGCATCCTCTGAAAACTCTATAAATGCACCGTAATCACCAACAACAATTCTATCGTATCCGTTGCAAACTGGTGTGTGTTGTGAGGTGTATAAAGTTTGTGTATCACCGTCTATATTGAGAAAGTCAGGAATGTTCTCGATGAAGAAATTACGATATTTACCAGATAAGTCGTCTGGTAAGGGACGATACCCATATTTTTGAGCAAGTAGGGCTTCAATCTTTAAGGTATTGATAATATCACTCCTTAAGAACGAAGTGTTTACACCTTGTCATCATCATAGCACAACTATCATTTTGCGCTATTTCAAATAACTTTTGTGCAATCGGGCAGTTGGTTTCTTTAACACAGGTGAGTTTCTCACATTTCCAACATAAACAATGTTGCTTTCTAATTGGGTCAGTTTCTGTGTCCGTCCATACATCTGCACCGTAGTGATTTTCTAACCTTATCATTCTATCACTCCTTTTGGCGTTGATAGTATTAACCTTTATATAATTGATACTTCTTACTGATTTTATGAGCTTTTTCGTCCGGTAAGGGTTTGAACCAGATACCAGTCAGTGTGGTTCCATCCTCTTCTTCGGGATTAAGCTCTGTGTAACAAGCATCATATATCAAACCAAAATCCAATGTGTTTATCAATCCCATATCTTCAGCTATAGTTTTTGCTTTAAGGAGATGGTTTTTGTTACGAGCCTCACATATTGTTTTTACGAAAGACCCATTGATATACTCATCATAGATTTCGTTTTCTATAAATGTTTTTACAACATAGTAAAAATCGTCTTTAGTATCAATTCCTTTTCGCAAAAGCATAGTCCAATATGCTTCCGCACAATGTCCGACCTGTGCGGCGAGTTTCCCCGCCGACATATTCAGGTCTTTACGCATAATAAATAATCGTCTCATTTAAAACCTCGGTCTCATATTATTGTTATTATAGAAAAACATCATCGACATTAAGATAAGAAATAAGCCGAATATGTATATATTGATGTCCATTTTAATCGGGTTCCTTTATATAAAGCCCACAATGACACATTCCACTTTCTTGTTCGCGGAAATCCTTACACATACATTTTGTGTCTGGATTTTTAATAAGATTACACGGACAGTATCCGTTATTATCTTTTAATCTCTTACGGATTTCATTTACTGTCTCTGTGTCTGGATTAAGTCTTATCGCCATCTTCGGTCTCCTTATAGGCTCTACCGTCTCTAAAGCCGATGCTATAAGCCTCGCTCATACTTTCAGATTTTGAGCCGAAGCCACATATACCAACAGCAAACATAGAGATAAGATTAGATAACGGAATAATCCAAAGTAAATGCCAAGCACTAATCATTATTATTTCTCCTTATGAAATCTTAACAGCGAACTGATTATCACTCGCAAGTTTGACGCCAAGAACCTCGTCATAATGAGGAGTGTGATTAGGTATGTATCTGCCAAACTTTACGATGATGTTTTCGTACTGTTTTAGTAGGTTAATTTCGGTTTCGATTTCCTCTGGATTATATCCAGTATAGATAACGATTGTATCATTACAGTCGTACCAACTTCTTACGGCAGATACAAACGAAATCACTTCGTGAAAATCATCAAACGGTTCAAGACCGCCACAGACAATAGCCTGTGTAACTGGGTTACTCAGGTACTTCCTCATAATTACATCAATTCCGATGTCTTTCTCGGGGAGCGAGGCAAGATGACTGTTTTGGCACATCTTCTTGCCACACTCTTTTTCGCATTTGAAAGAACAGTTCGGAAAGGCAATGTATAACGAGGGTGTTTTATAGTCCTGAAACCACTCGGTTTTTACTGCCTTAACTATCATAACTGTTTCCTATCCTTAAACTCAGCCTTTTTACCTTTGTTGAAGTTGTCAACACAGCGGAGATAGCCAGTAATTCTTTGGAATAACTTTAATCTCTTTTTACAGATTGGGCACTTATCAACAACCTCAGCGATATATCCGTGTTCCTCACAATATCTTGAAATCGGGGATAAACTCATATAAGGAACCTTGTATGTTTCAAACATCGACTTAACAATTTGTTTGGCGTGTTCGCCAGAGATTGCTCCCTTGAGGTAACAGTGGATTACTGTACCGCCGGTGAACTGACTCTGTAAATCGTCCTGATGCTTGAATGTGGAGTTAATGTCCTCGATAAGACTTACTGGGATATGGCAACTGTTTGTGTAATATACATCTTTACCAGAGCCCTGTGTGATGATTTCGGGATATTTCTTCTTGTCTAACAGAGCAAGCCTGTAACAAGTGGACTCCGCAGGAGTTGCCTCATAATTGTAGAGGTGTCCAGTTTCTGCTTGGAACTCTAAGAGCTTCTCGCGGATATGGTCTCCGACTTCGATGCAGAACTTATGAGCATCATCATTGAGGATATTTACACCCATAAAGTTCTCGCACATTTCATTCATACCAACGATACCGATGGTGCTGAAATGATTATCTATCGTTCCGACATACTCCATATAAGCAGGAATAAGTCGTGTAGATATGATGTTTTCTTGGAGCCACGCACGTTTAATCTCGAGACTCTCCTTAGCAATGTTAAGGTATTTATCCAATAACGCATAGAATGTCTCCTTTGAACCCTGTGCCTCATAGCCGAGACGCGGGAGGTTAAGTGTTACGACGCCGATTGAACCAGTAGAGTCACCAGCGCCGAATAAACCGCCGTTTCTATGACGAAGTTCGCTCAAATCAAGTCTGAGTCTGCAACACATAGAACGAACATCGCTGATATCCAACTCACTATTGATGAAGTTGGCGAAGTACGGAGTACCATACTTACCAGCCATCTCCCAGAGAAGCTTGTTGTTGGGGTTATCCCAATCAAAGCGAGAGTGAATGTTATATGTGGGAATAGGATAAGCGAAGAGTTTGCCTTCGGCATCGCCCTCAAGCATAATCTCAAAGAAGACTCTGTTAATTAAGTCGATTTCCTGTTGGCAATCGCGGTATGTAAAGCTCACGAGGTCGCCACCGATAATACAGTAGTCGTCAAGCATATCCTCGGGAGGTGTTAAATCAAATGTGAGGTTAAAGAACGCAGGTTCCGCACCGGCACGACTGTTACTGTTAACGCTGAAAATAAAGTTCTGCATTGACTGCTTAACTTCGGTGTAACCTAACTTATCCTGCTTGACAAACGGAGCAAGTAAGGTGTCGAAGCCGTTAAAAGCAACCGCGCCCATAATCTCATTCTGGTATACAGTTACGAGATTAGCACACTGATTTAAGATAGAGTCGAAGTGCTTTGCGGGAGCAGATGTAGGGATATTAGGAACTCCACGCACGCCTTTCATAATGATTTCTTTCAAGGAGTAACCTGTGCAGTATAATGTTAAACCGCCAAGGTCGTGCAGATGAACATAACCGTCAACATAAGCCTGAGCAATATGCTCTGGATAAACCTCTCTCAGCCAATAATCCTTACTTACCTCTGCGGTAATGTATTTATTCATTGCACCGAAGCTGAATGGTGCATTAGAGTTTTCGTTAACTCTCCAGTCGTCTTTCTTTAAATACGACTCGATGATATTCTTGCTACTTTTCATCTGCTTTCTCCTTTATTATTTGATTGAACCCATTTCTTAGCGTCTTCATAAGACATTAGTTCTCCGTCAACGCTCAGAACAGGGATTTGTGAAATGCCGAGTGCTAACATTTCTTCGGTATTGTTATTCTCTGTGTACTCAATCCCTGCTTTTTGAAGCATAAGTTTGAGATTTTTACAAGAGACACACCCATTTGAATACAAAAGTATTGTTTTACTCATATCGCCACTCCTTTCCGTGTGCGAGTAATTTAATAAGTACATATACGGCATCCCAGTTAAACGCTCTGACTGCCTGTATATCCTTTTCGTTAAAATAACGATTGTGAGGTGCGCTCATTAAGATACGCTTATATGCACCGCCGTCTAAATTATGAGGCGCATCATCAACTAAAACATCGCCACGAATGAGTTGTTTACGAGAAGTAATAATTACATCGTGATATGTAAAGAACGGGAAGTATTTAAACAATACCTTTTCAAGTTTGATAGGTACTGACTTAGGGTTTGATGCGGTTACGACATAAACCGTATGACCTTCCTCTCTAAGTTTACGGATTGTTTCGCAGGCTTTAGGGAGAGGTTTTACTCTCTCCCACATATTTGCATCATCGAGAGGTGCAAATACCTGTTCTTTTGTTAAGGTGGGAAATGCCTTGGTTATATCCCAATCCGTAATATCATTCGTGGTAACAGTTAAACCATATTGCTCGTTGAGAAATGATACCCAAGCCTCACAAAGATTTTCTAAAGTATCATCCATATCAACAAGAACTGTTAGGTGTTTCAAAGCATTGCTCACTCCTTTACTTCATCGGCACACTGACTAATCCAACTACGGTGATTAGTAGTGAGGTTGCAAACGGTCGCTCTGTCCTTGTCTTTGAAGTGTTCTATGTATTTCATAAAACCGCTTTCGGCAGGGCGTTCCAAATCACACTGGAGCTCGTGACCGATTACAATAACCTTTGCCTTTTTACCGACTCTCGTAAGAGTCTTCTTTAACTGAGACACCGTGTAGTTCTGTGCTTCATCAATAATGATTACGGCATCATCAAGGTTAGTGCCTCGTAAGAATGTGTCTGTGATACAGGTGATGTATCCAGTTCCATTCTTTTGGTTGACTAAACTTTCGTCATTGATTGCGGTATGTGGGTTCACATTACAATTTACAAGGGCTTGGTAAAACGCCTCGAAATATACGGAACTCTTTTCTGTAATCGTTCCGGGGAGCCAACCTTGTTTACGCTCACCGTATGGCGACATAATGTAAATCAAGTTCTTATACATTCCATATAGAATGAGTAGATTTGCCACACCTGTTGCGATTGTGGTTTTACCTGTACCCGCCTTTGCGTTAGCGAAGATAATATCGTAATCTGGGTTCCAAATAGCATTGGCAAACGCAATCTGTTCCTCATCTAATTGGATACTATAGAACATACCGTCATCGAAATTTTTAGGCGGATTATCGA